CCGCAATACATTGGATAGGCGAACGCTTGAAGGGTTGACCATACTGCCGAAGGTAGTTCGGAAGAATCCGGTTAAGCGAGTGATTAAGAATCGCAATAACCTGATGGTGGTTGGTGATCTTGTTTCGAATGTACGCAAGATGAGCGAGCAACGGGAGATTGGCAAGATTGATAAAGAAATTATAAGTAGCATGCTTACTAACCTATTAACAGAATTCAAATGATATGATAAGACAACTAAGGTACAGTGTAATCATTTTCGCTGCGATGGCTCTGGACTTAATGCGTAGAGCGTTGTACGAATGTCTGATGATTGTGGAGGCTATAGCAGAAAGGTTTTTATGAGTATTATACGGGCACGATCAACCCTTAAAACCACATTCGGCAATTTTCGAATCCGCCCGCCTAGTTTGGCATTGATTATCAATGAGTTAGCCCCCCATGTTAGGGGTCTCCTTGAAAATCAGTGAGTTGGGATGAGGCACGATCAACGACAACAACCATATTAATATAAATCCAATCAGGAAAACTTAGGAAATTGACATAATAGAAATAGTAGAGATTATGGGTTCACATATTACAAAAGCTCAGATAAACAAACGGCATCAGATCGCTAATCAATTCGCGATTGATAACCTTGAACTTAATAAAGCCTTACTTGTACAAAACAATGCGGCTATTAAAGGGGAGATATATGAGATTGAGAAACTAAAGAAACAAAAGCTAGAGGGTTCACTAGTACCCCTCGTTGAAGTTCAAGAACTGTTTCAAGAGATATCCGCCCAACTCAAAGCACAGTTTCTAAGGTTCATCAGCATACTCCCGCCAAAGCTTGAAGGACTGGAAAGTAACGCAATGATCCCCGTAGTACGGGAAGAGGTTAATGCTATACTTCAAAATATGGCAAACGGGCTGAAGTTCAAAGCACCCGTAGAAGAAGTTGTAGCAGAGATTATAGAAGATGAAGAAGAACCAACATAACGATTTTCTAAAGGGTGTTTTCGCGGATGGTCTGATACCAGAACAATCAAGCGATATATGCGCGTGGGTTAAAAAGAACGTAAGGCTAGCTACAAGCTCGCGTTCCGAATATATGGATATGCGTCTTTCGCCATGGTTGGTGGAACCGCTCAAACAAATCCTAGGTAATGAGAACAGTGATATTACAATCTGTGCGCCTGTCGGAAGTGGTAAATCGACGCTTATAACAGCAGCGGTTACTTACATCGTTGATCAACGTCCGGGTCCGACTTTGGTAGCCTACCAGACGAATCCCGAAGCACAGGCATATTTTGAGACAACCTTGTTGCCATCTTTGAAATCCTGTCCGGGTATTGATAAGTTATGGCCTACCAAGAAGAACTATATTCGAAAGGATTTAATACTTTTTCCCCATATGCCGTTATATGTCAGTGGGTCTAACTTAACGACCTTCACCGGGAAATCGGTGGATACCGTTATTATCGACGAAGCATGGTTGGTTAAAAAGAGTCTGTTACTTGAAGCAAAGCGTAGAACACATAACAGGTTCAATGCTCACTATGTGCTTTGTGGACAAGCGGGAATTGTCGGAGATGACTTTGATGTGGCGTTTAATGAGGGTTATAGATATGAATTCTGTTACCAGTGTCCGGAGTGTAAAGAGTTTCACCCATACCTGTTTGATGATTTTAAATTCGAGTGCGATAAATCCGAAGATGGTAATTATATATGGGAAACGCTGGTTGTTCATCTGGAATGTCCATCATGCCATCATAAGATTCCTGATACCGTCAATGCTAGAAAATCATTAACAGATAGTTCGAAGTATCTACCCGCCGAATCAAAGAACCCGATTAAGAAGAGAATATCCTTCCATTACAACGCTTTTTGTATCCCTTGGATTAGCTGGGAAAGCTTGCTGTTGGAGTTTCTACAGGCTAATAATATGAAGAAACTAGGGGATGTAGATCCAATACGCCAGTTTTTCCAAAAGAGAATCGCAAAGCCTTTCGACGAAGGCGAACTTTTAATGGAAAATGGGGAGATTGGAGTTTCCGATTATACCCTAGATGAAGCTAAAAGTATTAGAGGGGATGTAACGATATTAACAGCAGACGTTCAACAAGATTTATTATTTTGGGTTATAAGAACATGGTGGAAGGACGCTAGCTCGAAATTGCTCGCATGTGGCAGCGTATCTAATTTTGACCAGTTGCGTCAATTACAATTGGAGTGGGGGATAAAGGACAAATGTGTTGGTATTGATAGCGCGTACCGTGATATCGAAGTCAAGGAAGCATCAATTATGTATAAGTGGGTTGCGCTCAATGGCAGATCAGAGGCAGATTACTTAATCTGTGATAAAAAGAGGAACCTAAAGTACCGTCGTATATATTCTGAACCGACCCGTTTTAAGACAAATAAAGGATTATCCATGGTGACATATTATTCGTCAAACTCAGTGAAGGACGTACTTTTCAGATTAAAAAATGGATTAGGTGCGCCATGGGAAGTACCAAGCGACGTATCGGACGACTACAAAAAACAGCTTAACTCAGAAATTAAGGTACTGGACCAAGGGAAATTCTTTTACAAACAGATTCATAATAGGAACCATATGCTGGATTGTTGCTGTATGAACATTATAATGTCTATGGGTCATGGATGTTGGCCTAGTAGGCATAACATGATCGGAATAGAGGAAAACGCATCCCCCCCTATTGAAATCTGACTTTGACATGATAGGATTTTAGTAAAGCTTGCCAGAGCGATAGATTTTCTCACGAATGGGGGGTTGTCCTTTTGGCTCTGGCGAGTTTGGACAACCCCCTATTTTATTATGAAGATTGACGATAAGTTTGAAAAACTCCCCGCCGTTTATGTGATTACGAATATGATAAACGGTAAACGGTATGTTGGCGAGAGTATGGATATATTCGCGAGAATGCAAAAGTACCAGCAATTCGCAGCCCCGTCTAAAGAATTAAAGGACGATTTAATACTCTTGGGGAAGGATAATTTTAATGTTGATGTAGAATATAAAATTGGAGCAAGTAAACTTGATTTATTGGATTATGAAGAGATTGTTATCAAAAACAATGACTCTATAAATAACGGGTATAACCAAAAGCCAAGGGGTGTTCACGGAAAATATGGAATGAAATGTTCTTTAGAGAGTCGTAAAAAAATGTCTGAAGCACATAAAGGGAAACGCCATACCAAGGAAACCCGCCTTAAAATATCACGTTTAAGAAAACAAACTTCCCCCGAATCCATAGCCAAACAAAAAGCTACCATAAAACGCAACCGCGAACTCCGAAATAGCGCACTCCTAATTTGACAATATACAATATTATATGAGCGGCAGTGTGCTTTCTAAAACTCTCTACGTATGGGCTAAGAATAACCCGACAAATCAGGAATTGCTCCTAACGTGGTTGGATGCTGCTATCTTACAACTCGCAGACGGGAGCGGAAAAGAGGTTGTGGGGGCGATGGCCAACGGTGTAAGTACGACATTCGCCCAAGGGCAAACCGTAGCCGAATGGATAAACGCACTCTCTCAGGCTATTGCGTACCTAGAAAAGGCACCTGTAAGTAAAGTCGTGGGAATTTTCAGATAATACATTATGGACAATACCGACACTAAATTTATTCAAGGATCAAGACGCAGATATAATCGGCGTTGGATGCCGAATATTAACCGTTCCTTCGATGATGTGGTTACGGCTTTTGATCATACAACCATTGTAAGTGCGTCTATGCGTCTGTTCGCAAATGACCCAATAGTTCAAAACATTGTTGAAAGCAAAGGCTTTTACAGTGTCGGAGAAGCCTTTAAACCTAAGTACACCGGATCTAATAAGGAATGGGGACAAACGGCTAAGGACTTTCTAAACAACTTCTATCGTGTCGCGTCAACTGATGGGCAGGACATGAACACTTTGCTATATCTTATATCCGTTTCCGTGGATATATGCGGGGAAGCTTTCCTATTACTCACTACGAGTAAAAATGGGTATCCCCAATGCCAACCTATCGCACCATATGCCGTAGGCCAGAGGGAAGATGGAACTAAGAAAGTAACGAGCGGACGTTATAAGGGTTGTACGATAACCAAGGGTATTATTACCCAAAAGAATAAAAGACCTGTCGCATATAGAATCCTAGGGGAGACGAAGAAAGAGGATAACGATGTACCTGCGGAGTCCATCTTGCATATCAAGGAACAGCAGTACCTTTCTGGCCAATCTCGCGGACTTCCTCTTATAACTGCGTCCCTTAACGTTTATAAAGATCTCAAACAAAGCGAAAATTTAGAATTAACCCGCCAACTTCTTTTGGCGTCACTAGCTTTTATAACTTACAACGAGACTGGTACGCCTGATGCTTTCTCTGATGATAATATAGATAGCGATTCTAAGCCATCCTGTGAAACTTTCGATAACAACGGTGGAGAAATACGGTTCTTCCGTTCTGGTACAGGCGACAAGATAGAATCAGTTTCTAATAACAACCCTTCAAGCGAGTGGGTTGCTTATCAAGACAGACTCACTAATGCCGCAATCATAGGTTTGGGATGGAGCAAAGATTTTTGCGGAATGGGAGATGGAAACGGTGTAAACACTAGATTGTCTATCTTACAAGTAACTAAGACGATCAAAGATCGCCAGTCATTATTAATGCCTGTAATCGAAAGAATATGTGCTTATGCTATATCCGTAGCTATTGAATTAGGACTTTTAGAATTCGATAAAGACTTTTATCGCTGGTCATTCAGCGTTCCCCCGTCATTGTCGGTTGACCTAGGCAGAGATCTAAAAGCGGTTTTAGAATCCTATAAATCCGGGTTAATCAACTTAACCGATTACCTACAATCCGAAGGAAAGGATTTAGAAGATCACATTACGACCCGCGCAATAGAAGAAGCAAAGGCTATTCTAATCCGTCAAGAGGTTGAAAAACAATATGGCGTTGTAATTGATCCGCTCAAAATGCGCTTAACCAGTAATTCGGAATTCCAACCCACCAATAACACCCCTGTTACAAATGAAAATCCTTGAAGTAAACCAAGAACAATATAACCTAACAAATTCCTTGCTTGAAAAGGCTAAGGAGGGGTTAGACCTCTCGCAGTTTGTTAACCAAAGACCAGAACCAAAGCTTGAAAACAACATCGGACACGTTTGGGTAACTGGAATGCTTATAAACAACGCTACCCCGATTGAAAAACAATTGGGATGTACGTGTTACAAGGACATAATCGAAGATTTAGAGGATTTGGTGGAAGATGGAGCGCAAGCGATTGTTCTACATGTCAATTCCGGTGGTGGGTCTTGTAATGGAGCGGTGGAAGCGGCTAACGCGGTTGTAAACTGTCCCGTGCCAGTAGTTGCCATCATAGATGAAACGGGCTGTAGTGCGGCTTATAAGATTGCTTGTGGCGCGACTTGGCTAATGTCCTATCCTTCCGCCAATGTCGGAAATATCGGGACAATTCTTGTCGTGGAAGATACCAGCGTCCTTTATAACTCCATGGGAATTTCCTTTGAAGCGTTCGTAGGTGAGGAAAATCTTCTTAAATCCGCTGGTCATTTACCGTCCCTTACAGACGATCAAAAAGTATTCCTCCAAGAACGTATTAACGAAGCTTCGGAGAACTTTAAACAGCACGTACTAGCTTCCAGACCCGATATCAATCCCGAAGTCTTTAAGAGCGGGTGGTACTCCGGGGATACCGCATTAAGTCTTGGGCTTGTTGATGAATTGGGTAATGACGATTTAGCCGAACAACGGGCTAACGAATTGATTTACACCTTTCAACCAGAAGAAACCCCGTTAATACCCGAAGTGGAAAATTGACACAAACGCAATTATATATCATGAACATCTTTAAATCGAAAATGTCCGATACGGAGCAATCCTTAATCACTCTTCAAGAGTCTTACGATTCTCTCAATTCTCAATTCGCGCAAATCGCAGAGGAATTGAAGCTAGCAAACGAAATGTCTAATACATATCGCGAGGAATACGAAAGAGTTTTACAGGAAAAAGAAGAACTCGAAGCGAAATTAGAAACCGCTACCGAAGAAAACGCGGAAGTACTTAAGGAAATCGTTGACGCTGACGAACTAGCCGCTCTTAAGACCGTTGAAATCCTCGCCAATTGTTCACATCCACAAGTGGATATAATTGATGAAAATCAAAGAATTGACGATACGAAGTTTGACATTGAACAATTTAAGAAACTCACAGGAAAAGAACTCCAAGAGTTTTATAACACTCACAAAAAAGAGATTTTCGCCTCTCTTTCTAAAGGCGAATAAAACAATCAACAACACATAAAAAAATATGGCTAACAACATGGTCGATCTCGCCCCCGTCATCCAAGCTTCCGCACTTAATGCGGTGGGCAATAGCTTGGCATTCCTTCAAGACTTTACAACTGACTTTTCCGACGAGTACGTAAGTGCGCGGAAATCAACTGTAAAAGTCCCTCTATTAAGCGGCAGTTCTGCTACAACCAACCCGACTTCTTTCGGTGGTGGTACTAGTGGTGCGTCCTTAATCACCGTTTCCATGAATCACGTTCATGTTCCTTTCTATATCTCCAATGCGGAATATCAGAACGGATACCGTCTTGAACAGCTTATCGCTAGCAACGTTCAAGTTATGGCAAACTACATTCAACAATTGGCCTTTACCCCGTTGCTTTCCAGCAACTATGATACCGCCGTTACGGTTGCTAATACCGCTTTCTCTCTAAGCTCGCTTCAAGCGGCTTGGGCAAGCATCCCCGGAGCTTCCAAGGTCTGTTATTTAGACCCCACTGCTTATAGCAAACTGTTAACCAACCAAAACACCTATATTGACCCGCAACTTGGTCAACCAATGGCCGGATTTAAGCGTGTTGCTTATACCGATTCCTTCACTGGAGCTGGTACCGCTTATGCTTATGGTTTCGTTTCCGCCGATAAGAAAGGTCTTGTTATGGCTTCCGGTATTCCTGAAATCGCTCCTAAAGCGGCTGCGATGATTGAAACCGTCATGATTGACCTAGGCAATGGTTTAATTTGCGCCATGAATACATGGGGTGATACTGCCGATAGAAGTGATAACGCTTCGCTGGACCTTTACTTTGGTGCGGCAGTCGGTTCCAAACCCGCCCTTAAACTGATTCGTTCAGTCTAAGCTTAACAACTAACTCACTAAAAAAGGGAGTGTAAAAACTCCTTTTTTTTGGATTTAACCCTTGCAAATACATTCGACGCCTATAAATATAGAAGTGAACGACTCAATAGAAACTAAATGTTGTAATAAGTGTAAAGAGGTAAAGCCTATTAATGAATTTGGAGTATCGAGTAGATATAAAAGCGGATATATTGGAACATGTAAACAATGCAGACAAGTTATATGTCTGACTTATTATTATAAAAACCACGACAAGTGTCTCATAAATCACCACGATTACTATATTAAAAACAATAGAAAAGAGTATCATTTAGATTATAGAACCAAACATGACGATGTTATAAAGGCACGATATCAGGATCGTAAACAAGCGTATAACCACAATCGTAAGATCAAGTATCAAAATAATTTAGAAACAAAGTCAAGACGACTTATTTGCAATCGTAAGTACGCGCAATCAAAAATTGAAAATTTACATCCCAACCATGACTTTAATATTGAGCAAAAGTTATATAAACAAGCTGAAAAGTTGTTCAATACAACTGGAATAAAATACGTGGTTGATCATATCATACCATTGGCAAAGGGCGGGCCACATCATCATGATAATTTACAACTGTTACCAGAAAGCATTAACAGTAATAAATTAGCTAGTATTACATGGACCCATCCAAGCTATAAGTGTTGGCTTGATTTAGAGGAAAAAGTTTGGGACATGGTAAAGCCTGAAAACCTGATAAAAATTATTCAGGAGTATCAAAGTCATAGAGGATGGAACTAGGTTTGCGTCCCGCTAATTTGACAATATAACCTCTATTACTAAGTAGTACATATGAACATAAAGCCGATTGTAGGATTTGAGGGTTATGGTGCTGACGAGCAAGGTAATATATACTCTTTTAAAAGAAAGTTGCCAATACAAAAGAAAACATTTCCAAATGATAGGGGATATTTGCGGGTTACGTTGTCTAAAAATAACAGACATGTAACACAATCAGTTCATAGGTTATTGGCATTAACCTTTATCCCAAACCCTGATAATAAACCACAAGTTAACCATATTGATTCTAATCGTATGAATAATAAAGTGGATAATTTGGAGTGGGTTACATGTAGTGAAAATGTATTACATGGTTGGCATAATGGAAGAGTGGCTTCTGAAAAGTTGAAACAGTCAACTTCAAAACGTGCTAGAGGTAGTAATAACTGTAATTCAAAATTATCAGAACAACAAGTATTGGAAATTGTTGAGCTTTCTAAGGGGGTAAACCCGAAGTACAAAGTAATCGCGGAACAATATGGAGTGAATTATGTAACCATTTGGAAGATAGTTACGGGTAGGGGATGGAAACATCTTAGTCGAAATTGACAATCGGACTTTAATATGGGATTATACAGCATCAATACCAAGCGCGGAGATACACTAAGATCAAGCGTATATACGATTTCCTTATCATCCGATGAATTATCCGCTTATGTTCCGGTGGATCTTACGGGAGCTAGCATTTTAATGCAAATTAAAGCCAAGGCAACTGACGATCATTCGGTTTTAGAGTTTTCAACTTCAACGGCAACCATAACAATTTCAGCCCCCGCATTATCAGGAATCTTTTATACAGAACCGCGAATCGTTGATGTTCCTGCCAGTAAGTACGTTTATGATATCCAGCTTACTCTTAGCAACGGGCGGGTTTTATCTCCCGTGTCCGATTACTTCAATGTTACCCAAGACGTTTCCAGATAATATATATTATGAGCGATATTTTCAATGTAATTATAGACAATAGCCCAGATATCTTTCAAGTTGTAATCGCTGAAAAGGGATTAGACGGTAAAGGATCGGAAGGTGATGTTCCCGTTTCAACAAAAGTAAGGGCATCAAGTGCCGCTTGGGATTCTACTTATACCACAGTCAATAGTAATTCCGCAACATGGGGAACCGGATCGGAAGGAGCATTTCTCCCATTATCAGGAGGAACCCTGACAGGAGGACTAACAGGAACATCCGCAACTTTCCAGACCATTTCTGCGGCAAGTTACCAAGGATTGATCGTTCCCGATGTGCTCGAATTCGCACACAGTGATCCTAACATCCCGCTTGTACTAACAGTTACCGGGATAACCGATCCAACCGGAAGCGACCCGCTGACTTTTGTCAGAGGTCCGGACTCCGGGGGTTACTCGCTATGGTATGTTGATGATTTTGAAATAATTCATGTTGATGAGAATTGGCTTGTCACAAATGTATCAACATACACCGCCAGCAAAGAGAGCATGTCCGCAAGTCCTGTCGGATTGACTGGATGGAGCGTATTTCCGGGTGGAGGATCGCCAACGATAACCGGAACTATGATCCAGGGCAAATTCGTCGGTCAGCTATGCCAGTCCACGGACGGGTGGTGGCTGTGGAACGGCACGTCATGGGACCGCACCGCGCCCCAGGCGTCGGACTATGCGTCATCTTCGAAATTCATCGCCGGGGCTGGAGCACTCACCGGACCAGCGGCACCACTGACCATCGGCACCATGGCGGCAGCAGCGACAGGCGACTATCTGGCGGCAACCGGAGCCACCCCGGGCGGGACGGCGCAGGCGCAGTCGTTCGCGAATGGTATCACGATTTCCGGCGCATCGACATGGAACGCTGGAACGATATTTTCCTACGCCGACGCCACCGCGAAGAACGCGCATCGGACAGCGATGGGGGTGGGGACGGGAGATAGTCCTACGTTCACGGCAATATCCGTTGGCGACATAACGACGACGGGGAAGCTTGTTTACGCCAATTCAGCAACATCATTCTTGCGGTGCGCAAATAGCAATGTGGCTGCGGTATTCAATTCCACGATGCGGGAAATCCGCCTCAGAGGTGGAGGAGAAGGCGCGTTGTCGTGGGC